TCTGCTTCTATTTTTCTAGTAGGGATTACTTCACATCCATAAATCATTCCTACTGCTCCAGTCATTAGTACTCTGTCACCTAATTCTGAAGCTCTGTTAAACTCTTCGGAAGCTCTTAGTACTCCTAAATGCTTTGGAGCAACGAATAAGAACTTTCTCTCATCTAGTCCTTCATCTTCAAATTTATCTAAAGCATCTGATACTAATTTTACAGAGAAGTTAGCTGTTCCAGTTCCTACATCTAAGTCTCCTTCTTTTAATGCTTCTAAAATGTCATTATCAATCTTAGATGCAATAGACTTCTTTAACTGGCTTATTGCTTCATCAATAGGATTACCTAATCCAGATAGAACACTCTCATCTGTTAATTCAACTGCTTTACCTACCTTCTTAACTGTAGCTTGTTGAGAGGTAGCAGTTAGTACTACAGTACCCATAGCAACTCCTTCTGCTACATCTTCTGCATCTCCAATGTACTCATACTTAGGTACTGTTATAGTGTTTCCTGCTCTTCCTTCTAATGTAGTATCAATCTTAGCTACTGGGCTAAATTTGATAGCCTTTGGTAGTTCTGCTGAAATAATATCTCCCATTACCTCTGGGTTAATTAAGTTTACTAATTTAGTCATAGCCATTTTACATTCCTCCTAATTTAATTTAATTTTAATCACTTACTAAGTGTTTCGTATAAATCTTTGTTACTATTGTAGAGGTTTAACCTCTCCTTGTAACTCATTTTACTAAAATCTTTTTTAGTTATCCCATCCTCTCCTAAGTTGGTAGTATTAGGTGCATTACCCTCTACCTTGTTATTGTTAAATAGGTATGGGTCAGATTGCTTTAAAGCATTTATCTGTTCCTCTATTCCTTTGATACCTTCTTCATCTTCCACTACCTTACTCATATCTAATAGAGCCTTTACAGTTCTTATGTTTTTTGCTCCTGTTTGAATTAAAGTAGTTTCTATAGCGTTATTGAGCTTAGTTGTCTTTAACTCCTCTTCTAGCTTATTTTTAGCTAATAGTAAAGTATCACTATCTTCTTTAAAAGCTCTTAAATCGGCTTCTAGGAGTTCAACTTTCTTCTCAAGTTCCTTTTTCTTGTTGTTTACTTCATTAAACCTATCCATAGGTATCTTTCCCTCTCCTACACTAATAGGAGTGTCACCTATCTTTTCAATAACTTGGTTATACAATTCTTCACCTAATAATTCTTTTAGTTTGTCCATAATCTATTCTCCTTTCACATTTTTTAACGAGGTTAAGTCCTCGAATTTTGGAGTGTTTAATCTAGCCATTAATTTTGTTTTGACTAGAGGGTAAATCACTATCTTGGTTCTCATACTCTTCCTTGTGGTCTATAGCTTGTCCCTTTAGAAGAGGAGCAGTTGGGAAGCTCATTCCCTCTTCTTTCATCTTAGTAAGCTCATAGTCCACATCTGTTACAAATGGGTGGTTAGCTAAAAGTGTTTCTTTACTTAGCATACCTACACTACTTGTAACATTGATAATCTGCTCTTTAGTGTTTACTAACATAGAACGATTGAATGTTACCTTTACTTCTTTCCTGTCAAAGACTATACCCTTACTAATTCTTAACCAGTTGCTTATAATCTTTAGTAGGTGTCTAATACTCTTCTTGAACTGTATCTCACTAATATCTGCTTTTAGGTCTAATAATGAGTAGATAAACTTTAATGCTACCCCACTACTGTTACCTAACTTCTCTGCTGATACATCTACTCCCATTCCTAACCTATAGATGTCATTCTCTAGTCTCTTTAGGTGTGAGTTCTTAGCTTCTATTGGTATGTGTAGCTCTAACTTATCTACCCCACCATCCTCATCTACCTTAATCAACTTGTAGTATCTTAGGTTATTCATAAACTCGGAGCTATCTGTTCCTTGATACCCTTTTAGTACATATATACTATCTTGTATCTCCTCTAAATCATTAGCTAGTCCACTAGTAACCTTATCGTAGTTGTCTATTAGCTCCTTCACCATTGATAAGTCTGTAGTAAGCTCCTCATTGTTCTTGAACTGTACAAAAGGTATTACTCCAAACGAATATCCTACTCCATTGATATAGAAGTGTGATTTAGTAGCTACTAATTGGAGGTCATCTTCATCTAGTTTAAAGTACTTTACCTCATTTTGAGTCCATAGCTCTATAGCTAAAGTACTCTTCCCTTCTAGTGTCACTATCTCATAGTACCTAATGACTCCTTCTAGTATCTGCTTAAATCCATTGTTGTATAGAGGAATGATTTGCTCGGTAGGACAGATAGTGTAGTCTAACTCTCCATTCTCATCTATATAGCAGTATAACCACTCATCACCTTTGTTACTAGCATTTTTTAGTAGCTCCTGAGCAGTTATATTCCACTTGTCTCCTAATATATCATCTAGTATCTTGTTTACCTCACTATTAGTAGAGTTAAAGTTCATTGGCTTACCTAATAAGTACCCTACCTTCTGTTTAACTAATAGTCCATAGAAGTTATGGGAGAGCCTGTTGTTCTTTTTAGTCTCATCTAGGCACTTGTTACCTTCATTGTCATAAAAGTACTGCTCTTCATATAGTATGTCATTGTCATTATTAAAATATCTTACTCCTTCTTTAATAGCTTTATGTCTCTGTGAGGTACTATCTAACTCTACTATATATGATAGTCTCTCTTTAGTCTCCTCTAAATTGCTTCCAATTACATCTCTTAAAGAATAAATCATCTACTCACTCTCCTTTCTTATTTTAAGAACATTACCTTGTCTTGATACTGTAGAGGTTCAGTACCGTATCTAAGAGCACTCATTAAGTGGTCATTGATACCTATAGGTTGTTCTGTTGGATTTCCTTCTCTATCTTTCTCATAAGTGTAGTTACTTATCTCACTAATAAAGTTAGTACACTTAGGAGAAACTCTTAACTTCCTACCTCTAATGAAGTCTATCCCTCTCTTAATTGAGTTCTTACCCTTCTTAGCTCCCTTTATATTGAAGCCATCTTGATAGAACTCTTTTATCCTACTTGGCTCGGCACTATCTGCTATTATCCTATAGTCCTTATAAGGTGTTACTAAATTCATTAGCTCCTTATTAGTTAAGCCTGTCTTGTATATCTCATCTAAAATATACAGTTCCCCATCTTTTACCCCTATTTTTAGTAGAGCAGAGGGGTCATTGAAACCAAAGTCAAGTCCACAGAATACACTATCATAGTACACATCATTTAGAGGTATTTCCTCTATCTTATAGTTGTTCCATACTAAATGTCCTGTACTTCCCCACTCTCCTAAACAGTATATGTTGTAGTAAACTGGGTCAGAATACTTTAAGCTCTCTAATACCTCTATATATTTAGCATCTAAGAACTTGTTATCCTTATAAGTGGTCTTTAGTTTAATGGTATCGGGGGAAGAGGAGTCATAGAACCTCTTTTTAATCCAATGTGTATCTGATATAGGGTTGAAAGTTAGTACAACCTCTTTGTGTAGTCCTACATCTCCTCTTAGTCTCAAGTCTAATTGGTTGAAATCTTGGAGGGTTAGTTCTGTAGCTTCCTCTATCCATATAGAGGTTATACCTGCTATAGATTTAATTTTCTCTGGGTTATCTAGTCCTATGAAGATAATTTCACTTCCATTAGGAGCAGTTATAGTCATATAACTATTAGATATAGAGAAGAGGTCATTTAGTCCCCATTCACTAATAATATCCTTAAAAAGACTAAATACAGAGTTCCTTAATGTACTTGCTACCTTTCTTACCACTAATAATCTGTGTCCCTCTTCCTCTAGTACTCTTTTAATGTGTCTCTGTGTCATAAATACACTCTTACCACTCCCTGCTCCTCCTAATAAAGAAATATATCTGTAATCTCTCCTAGAGGTGTATGAGTTGAGGAGGTCTAAATAAACTTCATTGAATACCCTTTTGTCTATTTCTATTGTTAAGTCCACTATATCACCTCTCTGAAATATTTTATAAGATGCGTTAAAGAAGAGGAGGAGATTTGTTTGAGTGTAACAATCTAGTTTTTTTCTCTAAATTGCTTTAAGTTAATTTATGTTATCAGCACTCTCCTACTACAGTACCCACTACTCTCTTAGTGTTACCTTTATATGTGTAGGAGTGTTCTTCTCACCATCTCCATTCCACATACCTCTGTACCTTCCTAATAGGTCTAGTGCCTTTAGTCTATCCTTTGGTAGTATGTTACTATCTAGTGCTAGTTCCTTTAGGTGTGTTAGTATTAAGTCTGTATCTACCTTACACTCATCTGCCCTCATTTTTAGCTCTTCATCTATCCTCTCTCTTATATGAGGAGTGTTTAGTAGTCTATGTCCTTGTACTCTTGCCCCACTTTCACTATACCCTGCACTAATAGCAGATTGAGTAGCATTTAGTGTCTTAACATACTCATTTATGAAAGCTAATTGTCTACTATTTATCTTGCCCTTACTTCCCTTCTTAGTACCTTTTGCCACTAAATCACCTCCTATCTGCCCCAAAACACTTCCTTATTCCTCAAGATAACCTTCTAGTATACATAATAGCTTTATGGCTTCTATTTTATCC